CTGGCCTCCCCCCTCCCCTCGACCAGGCTGTTTTCACGATATGCTGACCTCCCAAAACGCCCCCAGGCTCTTGATGTCCAACACGCTCAGCGCCCTCCCCGCCGACTTCGCCAGCTGGCCCGACAAGGACCAGGCGTTGTTCCTTATGCGCGCAAAGTGGCTGTCGGAAGCACGTCCGGAGCAGCTTCCTCCCCCTCCTGGGTTGTGGATGGTGTGGTTACTTCTCGCAGGACGTGGGTTCGGCAAGACCAGACTAGCCGCCGAGGACATGGCCTACGAGGGCCTGGCGAACGACGGGTGGCGCATGGGGGTTGTGGCGCCCACCTTCGGCGACGTCCGCGACACCTGCTTCGAGGGTGAGAGCGGCATCATCAGCGTGCTCGGCGGCAAGAAGTCCAGGTTCATCGCCAAATGGAACCGGTCCATGGCCGAGCTGGAGCTGACGAACGGCACGATCTACAAGGGCTTCGCCGGTGACGAGCCCGACCGTCTCCGCGGCCCTCAGTTCCACCGCACCTGGGTCGACGAGCTGGCCGCGATGGTTCGGCAGGATGAAGCCTGGGCGAACATCGAGATGTGCACGCGTTTGGGCGTAGACCCCAAGATCATCGTCACGACGACCCCGCGGCCCACCAAACTGATCCGGGAGCTGCTGGCGCGCTCAAAGCCGCCCGTCGTCGAAGAGCGTGCCGATAAGGCACTTCCCGAGGACGCGCTCGCCGGCATTCCGCGTAAGGCCAGATCGCTTGGCACCCGCTCCCCCTTCCTCGACGCAGGCCCTCAATGACCGATGAACCCTTCGTCCCCGACGTCGTCGTCACCCGCGGCCGCACCGTCGACAATCTGAAGAACCTGCCGAAGTCGATGATAAAGTCGACGGTGGGGCGGTATGCGGGAACCCGCATCGGTCGCCAGGAGCTGGACGGCGAAGTCCTCGACGAGGTGGCCGGCGCGCTCTGGGACCGCAACACGCTCGACGAATACCGCATTCGGCTGCCGGGCGGCATCGTCCCGGCGTTCAAGCGCCTGGTCATCGCGATCGATCCGATGGTGACCGACATCTCGATCAAGGCGCAGCAAGCCGGTCAGACCGACGTCACCCCGCGCAAGGTGGGCGGCAGCGAGACCGGCCTGATTGCCGCCGCGCTCGGCGTCGACGGGCACGGCTACGTGCTCGAGGACGCTTCCATATCCGCCTCCCCCTTGCTCTGGGCGACGCGGGCGATTACACTGCTGGAGAAGTGGCAGGGCGACCGGATCATCGGCGAGGTGAACAACGGCGGAGCGCTGATCGAGGTGACCCTTCGGAGCATCAACCCCAACATCCCGTACCGCGCGGTGACGGCCAGCCGTGGTAAGATGACCCGCGCGGAACCCGTCGCCGCTCTCTACGAGCAAGGCAAGGTGCACCACGTCGGTCTTTTTACACAGCTCGAGGACCAGCTCGTCGCCTTCACCGGCGACCCGAATCAGAAGAGCCCGGACCGTCTGGACGCCTTAGTCTGGGCCCTGACGGATTTGATGCTCGGCAGCTCGCACGTCCCGATGGTCGGGCCGGTGAGCGCCGAAGGCACCAGTCATTGGAGCGCGGCGGATGGCGGACAACGGTAAGATCGGCGCGCTCGACCCGAAGGACTTCTACGTCGAGGCCGGCAACAGCGGCCTGAAGGTCTTCGGCGGATACGTCGTCGAGGACTACGATCCAGCTTTGCGCGGCATGCGCGGAGCCAGACTTCTGCGCGAGATGACGGACACGGACAGCACCGTCGGCGCGATCATCTTCGTCATCACCCAGGTCATCCGCAAAATCCAGTGGCACGTGGCGCCGGCCGATCAGAGCGCGGCGGCCGAGATCGCGGCCGAGTTCTTCGAAAGCGTCATGACCGACATGTCGCACACCTGGAGCGATTTCGTCTGCGAAGTCGTGAGCATGTTCACGTACGGCTATGCGCCGTTCGAGATCGTGCTGAAGGAACGCAAGGGCAAGAACCAGCAGGACAACCGGCTGTCGAGCAAGTTCAACGACGGCATGATCGGCGTGCGGAAGCTCGCGATCCGCGGGCAAGATACCATCTTACGGTGGATCATGGACGCCGACAATAACGACGTGCTCGGAATGGTTCAGATCCCCTGGACCGGAGGTATTCGCACAATACCGATCGAGAAGCTGATGATTTTCCGGACGCAGTCCTACAAGGGCAATCCGGAAGGCCGCAGCTTGCTTCGCAACGCCTTCCGCCCCTACTATTTTCGCAAGCGTCTCGAGGAGCTGGAAGCCATCGGCGTCGAGCGCGACATGGCCGGCTTGCCCGTCATGAGCATTCCGGCCGAGGTCATCGCAGCGGGCAGCTCGGGCAACGACCCGCAAGCCGCCGCCACGCTGAACGCCTACAAGAACCTGACGGTCAACATCCGCCGGAACAGCCAGGAGGGCCTCGTCATTCCGTCCAATACGGATGACCACGGCAAGCCGATGTTCGAGCTGAAGCTCCTCTCTTCAGGAGGTTCCCGGCAATTCGACACGTCCAAGATTATCGATCGATACACGCAGGCTATCGCCACGACGGTTATGGCCGACTTCCTCCTATTGGGCCACGGCAGCCGCTCCGGCGGCGGTGCGGCGCTCGGGACGTCGAAGATCGATATGTTCTTCGCGGCGCTCGAGACGATGGTCCAGGTCATGATCGACACGCTTAACGCGGAGCTGGTCCCCCTCCTGTCCGACCTGAACGGCATCCCGGAGAAACTCCGCCCGCAGTTCTTCACCGACAAGGCGGAGCAAGTCGACCTTGGCCGTCTCGGCGCCTACATCAACGCTTTGGCCGCGTCCGGCATGCCGCTGTTCCCCGATCCGGAGCTGGAAGCCTACCTGCGCAGCGTGGCCGGCCTGCCCGAGCCGTCGGACGACGTCGCGGCGATGAACGACCAGAACATGGCGCTCGATCACCAGGTCGCGGTGAACCAGAAGGTGCAGCAACTGCAACCTCCGCCGCCGCCGGCCGTACCCGGCGCGCCAGGCGCTCCAGGCAAGCCGCCGGCCACCGCAGGCGCCGGAGGCGGTAACCCCGCAGCGCCGCAGGGCCAATACGGCGCGCCCCGCGCCGGCCCGGTCGTGTCCGGGCCACCGCGCCCACCGAGCCAGAGTGAACCCGCGGTATGAAGCCGACGAGCCTGAACAGCGTCCCGGCGCGCAACCGCCAAAGCCAGCACGACCACCAGCGGCGCGTGGCGGAGGCGGTCGCGCCGAACTTCGCCCACGCGTTGATGCGAGCGTTCACGGAGCTGCGCGCACGTCTCGACGACCGGACGATCACGGCCGGCCTCCACGCGGGCAGCCTCCTCGCCGCGCTGCAGCCGGCGTTCGACGCGTTCAAAGTCTCCCTGAAGAGCGCGACGGTCTTCCTGGCCCACGCTCACATGAACACGCGGACCACGGTACTGCACCAGGCGAACCACCACGCCGGCGTCATCGGCAAAGCGTCGGTGTCGTTCGACCTACAGTCTCTGCCACAGAGCACTCAGGACGCGCTCGACGATTACGATTACGGTCTGATCCAGCAGGTCAGCGACGACGTCCGGGACGGTATCGCGCAGGTAATCCAGCGCGGCATCACGAACGGCTGGGCACCGGCCAAGATGGCCCGCGAGATCCGCGGCATGATCGGGCTGACGGACACCCAGGCGCAGGCCGTCGAGAATTACCGCAGCATGCTGGAGAACGGATCGCCCGACGCCCTCCTCCGCCAGCTGCGCGACCAACGATCCGACGGCGTCGTCCAGGACGCGGTCGACGGCATCAGCCCGCTGTCGGACGATCAAGTCGACGATCTGACGGGCCGCTATCAGGACCGATACCTCGCCTACCGCGCCAACACGATCGCGCGCTACGAGGCGCTCCGCGCGGCGAACGCCGGAGCGTACGACGCGATCCAGGAAGCGATCGACGCCGGGACGCTCGACGCGGAGGACGTCACAAGCTTCTGGCAGATCTGCGACGACGAGCTGACATGCCCGGCCTGCCGGTCGATCGTCGACATGCAGCCGGACGGCGTCCCCTACGGCGCGCCCTTTACCTGGGCCACCACACCGGCGACGAAGAAGGGCCACGCGCAGACTGGGCAGATCGACTACGCCCCCCTGCACCCCAGCTGCAGATGCACGATCGCCTTCCACGTGAGAGGCACGGACGATGACGACGCTGTTTAAGGGCATCGCCGGGGCGCCCAGCCTGGTCCACACCCCGGGCGAGCGCCAGCTCACGGCCGGCGGCAAGAAGCGTTCCAAGCGCGGCCGCGCGGCGCTCTTCAACAAGGATGA